CTGGCGCTAGTTCTGTTGGGTCATCCACGAAGACCTACACGAAAGGAGCTGGTGCGTTCAGCGTGTCGTGGTCGTCTGGCAATAACGCGATCATTGGCGCTATCTGCTATGACTCGACGACCCCTCGTGTCAACGTGCTGAATCTCAGTTGCTACGGTGACAAACTGACATCCAACAACGGTTACGCGAACAACGCTAACTATTGGCGCGGTGGGGCTACGCTATCCGTTTTGGCACTTGATGCAGTGATTGTCGGCATGACCATCAACAGCGAAAACCAAGATGGTTCCGCTGGTGTGGCGGCTTACAAAACAGCGCTGACAACAGTTTGCACGGATGTTGTGAATTCTGGGGCTGACCTCATCTTGTCAACCCCGCACAAGATCGGCACAACCGCGCAGAACAACGGAACGTGTGATTTGTACATCGCCGCCATTCGTGAAGTGGCTGCACAGTTTGGCGCTCCTGTAATCGACCTATATCAGCGGGTCGACGATTACACGACATTCAACACTTATGGCCTTTATTTCGATACGCTGCATTTGACAACCGTTGGGTCAAGGGCCAAGGCGCAGGAATTTGCTCGCGTGATGAACGTTTGGTCATGACTCATGTCAACCAAAACCCAAGAGCAGCAGGATCGGTTTTTGGATCACATCCAGCCGATGCCGGTTCCTGCTGCATTGGTCGAGCGCATACGCAAGGATTGTGAATACGCCAAGCAGTTGGCCGTTCAGATCCTAGAAGAAACAACTAACCGCCCCTGAGGCGGTTTTTTTACGCCCATAGCGGGCAAAACCCACTGTGCCGGGGTTCTTCGGCCTGACTCATCCAACGATGACCATTGAAGCCAATGCCGCGCCTGACGTAGCGGCAGATACAGCCACGTCTGAAGAAATTGCGAACACGCAGCCGGAAGTCGCAAGCCCGGAAAGCGGTACGGAAGTCGAGCAAAACCAGTCTGAGCAGCAAGAGTCGAAAGACCCGGCAGACAAGACGGTTCAAAGGCTTGAGCGACGTATCGGACGCGTCACAGCAGCACGCTATCAGGCAGAGGCCGAAGCCCGACAGCTTCGAGAGCAATTGGCCCGATTTGAGCAGCAGGCGCAGCCCGAAGGTGATACGCAGTCTCAGCCACAAGTAGACCCCTACAAGTTGGCCGAAGAGATCGCAACAGCCAAGCAGATCACAGAACGCAGCAACAGCACGTTTCAAGAAGGTGTCAAAGCCTTTGGTGAGGCGTTCAAGGCCAGCGTTTCAGCCGTGATTGATGAGGCTGGGCCTTTGATCAATGACCGAGGTTTGCCCACTGCGTTGGGCGAGGCGGTTCTTGACTCAGACAAGCCAGCGGATCTCCTGCATTACCTCGGACAAAACCCAGACATCGCGGAATCCCTCCAGGGGCTTTCCGCAGCACGCCTAGGTCGTCGCATCGAAGCCATTGAGCGAGAGATGAAAGCGGCCAAGGTTTCCAAATCCCCCGCGCCACTTCAGCCCGTCACACCAAAGGGCGCGCCAGTCACCAAGTCTGAAACGTCGATGACCGACGCGGAATGGTACGCGGCGCGGCGCAAGCGTTCCTGAAAGGAAATGAAAAATGGCTAATGCTCCATTGACCCACGCCATGATCGCCCGCGAAGCTGCGGCCCTCTTGGAAGAAATGTCTCCGTTCGTCAAGAACGTGAACAAGGCACGTCAAGACGAATTCGGTCAAGACGTTAGCGGCTACAAAAAGGGCGCTTCCGTCAAGATCAAGATTCCGCCTACTGGTGTTGTCTATGACGGCGCAACCTTTGCCGGTGGTGGCTCGGCTCCTGACTTCGTGGAAACCTACGAAACCTTGAGCTTGGACACTCAGAAGCACGTTCCTCTGACCTTCACAGCAACTGAAAAGTTGTTGAGCATCACAGACTTCAAAGAGCGCATTCTGATGCCTCAAATGTTGACCCTGTCTGCTGCGGTTGAAGCATGGGCCGTGCAAAACGCTGTTCAAGCAACCCCCAACAAGGTCGGCACCGTTGGCTCTACGCCATCGAGCATGAAGACGTTCGGCCTGGCTCGTCAAAAGCTGCAACGCAGCCTGACGCCTCAAACCCCTCGCTACTGCTTGTACACCGATGAAGTCGGCCCTGAGCTGATCGATTCGTCCAAAGCCTTGTTCAACCCTGTCAACGAGATTCAAAAGCAGTACTTTGAAGGCTCGATTGGCACGGCTCAAGGCGCAGGCTGGTATGAGTGCGTGAACATGCCTACCCAAGTGGTTGGCACTCGCGCTGGCGCAATCACCATTTCTGGTGCTTCGCAAACCGGCTCAAGTATCACTGTGGGCTGCACCTCTGGCGACACCTTCAAGAAGGGCGAAGTTGTCACATTGGCTGGCGCGTTCGAAGTGCACCCATTGACCGGCACAGCTACAACCACGCTGCGTCAGTTCGTGATCACTGCGGACACCACAGCCGGTGCGGCTACTGTGTCTTTGCCGATCTACCCAGCAATCGACACTGCAATGCCAAACCAGACGGTTTCCGCCTCGCCTACCAACGGCGGCGCAGTCACCTTCTACGCTTCGGCCGCACACAAAGAGTCGCTGATGTGGCACAAGGACGCCTTCACCATGGCGTTCGCTCCTCTGCCTGTCCTGGCTTCGTGCGAAGGCTACACAGCCCGCCTGCCTTCCGGCGTCAGCGTCCGCGTGATGACATTCGGTAACGGTCAAACCGACACCGAGTCCACACGTATCGACGTGCTGATGGGCTTCAGCCGCGTTCGTGCATTGCACGCTGCCCGCATCGTCCAGTAATGGACATAGGCCCCGGCTTCGGCTGGGGCCTTTTCATTTGAACTCATGAACTACGAATTTCCAAAAGCCCTCTACAAGGACGGCAAATGGGATGGCGTGTCTGATCCTGACTGCGTTGATGTCATCAACCAAGAAGAGCAAGACGCCCAAGCCGCAAAAGGCTATTTCCCATTCGGTTCAGTAGTTGAGCAAGAAAAGCGCAAACCCGGGCGTCCACGCAAGACTGAGGCCGAGTAATGACGACTGCAAACCAGATCATCAAGCGCGCCTGTCTATTGGCTGGTGCGATTGACGTCACAGAAGACGTTGGTGGCGATGAAGCCCAAGCCTATCTTGACGCGCTAAACAGCTTGCTTGATCTGTGGTCAACAACTCCGCAAGCTGCGTACAACAACCACGAGATTGTTGTCACCATGGCCCCGTCCACGTTTGGCATGACCATCGGTCCAGGCCAGCAAATTGACACTGAGCGGCCATTGCGAATTGAGAGCGCATACGCTCGTTACAACAACCTTGATCGTCAGATTGACGTCATCGAAGACAAAACGTCTTGGGACGCCATCTTGATCAAGCAGTTGGGCACGTCCTGGCCTGAAGCGCTTTGGTATGACGGTGGCTTGCCTACGGGTAACGTCTACTTCTGGCCTCAGCCATCGGGCACAGTTTCATTGCATCTGACTGTCCTGAATTACGTCAGCCAGTTTGCAAGCCTGACGGCAGATCAAAACCTGTCACGCGGCTACAAGCGTGCGCTTGAGTTGAATCTCGCTCTTGAAATTGCAGACATGCTGAAGTTGCAAGTGTCGCCAAACCTAGAGCGGCGCGCAGCTTTGGCCTATCGCGCAATCCGTCGCGCTAACTCGGTCGTTCCTGATATGGAAATCGGCGGTCGCCGCGCATCTCGTCTTGGCAAGTTCTTGGCGGGGTACTGATGCCAGCACTAAGCCTAATCGGCCCATCGTACGCGCTGCGGTTCAACAAGGCGGATTGCGAGCGCACGGTCAATTACATCCCGGTCGTGATCGAGTCTGGCAACGGTAAGGGCGGCAATCAAGGCTATTTGAAGCAGGTCCCCGGATTGCGCTACTTGTGCAACTTGGGCGGCGCTGTGCGTGGCCTGGTTGTGGCTCGTGATGCCTTGTATGCGGTCGCCGGTAGCTCGCTGTATCAGGTCTCTAGTGCTTGGTCTGCTACTGACAAGGGATCTATCAGTGCTGGCACTGATCCTGTCGGCTTGTCTGTCAACGAAACCCAGATTGCTATTGCTTGCGGTGCACTTGGGTATGCCTATGACTTAGACGCTGGATCGCTGTCGGCTATCTCTACAAACTGGCGCGGCTCAAGCCGTGTTGATGTGCTGGACGGCTTTGGTATCTATGC